CGCGCAAAACCGACCTCGATCACCTGGCGGCCAACTACAACGTCAAGCGCCTGACCGTGATTGAGGCCGACCCCACGGCCGTGCCGCCGATCGAGGCGCAGTACGAGGAAGACGATTCGCTGATGGAGCGGGTGTTGCTGGCCTTCGAAGGCATGGCCGTGGCGGGGCCGAGCGGCGCCTATGAGTTTCATGCGCTGTCGGCCGATGGCCGGGTGGCCGACGCCAAGGCCAGCAGCCCGAGCCCGGCCACGGTGCTGGTGAGCATCCTTAACCGACTCAATGGGGGTGTGGCCACCGAAGACCTGTTGAACAATATCCGCCTCGCGCTGAGCGATGAGACCATTCGCCCGGTCGGCGATCGGGTGATTGTGCAGTCGGCCGAGCTGATCGATTACGAAATTGAGGCGGTGCTGTACCTGTACCCGGGGCCAGAAAACGAACTGAGTCTGATCGAGGCCAACGCCTCAATGAAACGCTACGTCAACACCCAACGCCGTTTGGGTCGCGACATTCGGCGCTCGGCGATCCATGCCGCGCTGCATGTGTCGCGGGTGCAGCGGGTCGAGTTGATCAAGCCGCCGTCGGATGTGGTGATCGCCGATCACCAGGCGGCCAACTGCATCCGCTCGCTGGTGACGATCGGGGGCACCGATGAATGATGCCAGCCTGTTGCCGTCCAACCGCACGCCGCTGGAGCAGGCCCTGGCGCAAGTAGGGCTGGAAAACCCGGGGCTGGCGGACGTGCTGCGCGACACCAAGTCGCCGGAAAATTGCTCGGTCAACATGCTGCCCTGGCTGGCCATTGAGCGCAGCGTGGACCGCTGGGACCCGGAATGGTCGGAGGACATCAAGCGCAAGGCGGTGCGTGCGTCGTTCGAGATTCACAAGCGCAAGGGCACGATCGCGGCGTTGCGCCAGGTGGTCGAGCCATTCGCCGACATCATCGAGATTGCCGAGTGGTGGCAGCTGGAGCCGATGGGGCCGCCGGGCACCTTTAGTCTCGGCCTGGCGTTGCTCGATACCGGCCTGAGCGATCGCGGCATTGCCGAGCTGGAACGGATGATCACCGACACCAAACCGGTCAGCCGGCACCTGGTGGGCCTGAGCATTACCTACAGCCCGAACGGGGTGTTTCACCTGGGCGCGGCCGTGTTCTCGGGCGATGAGGCCGAAATCCTGTCGCCGGAGCTGATGGTGGGGGACTTCCTGGACCTTGAATTGATCATGCTGGCCAACGACCTGAACTATTTTAGCAACCACCTATTACCCGGACTGATGAGGGTTACATGAGCGAACTTTCAGACCGCCAGCGCGCCGCCATCGAATTGCTGGAGGCGGCGGCGCAAGTGGCGCACGACATCGTGCACAAGCCGGCCAGCGAGGTCGTCGACACCGAGTCGGGACCGGCTCCGACCTTTCAGGCGCTGTCGGGGATGATCACTAACCTGGTGGGCGGGCTGTTGCTGCCGCGCCGCGTGGCGATCGCGTCGGCGGGCACGGCGCGCGCCTTGGATGTGAATTATATCGCTGGGGTGTCGTTCTTTGACGTGACCCTGGATCAACCGCACTGCGCGCTGACGTTTCTCAACACGGCGGTGCCGGCCGGTTATACCTGGTCGTTTACCGTGCGCCTGGTGCAAGGCGCCGGGGCCAACCAGGTGACATTCCCGGCCGGCATTCAATGGTCGGGCAACCGGCCGCCGTTGCTGTCGTATGAAACCGGCGCGGCCGACCTGGTGACGTTCACCTGGGACGGCGCGCATTGGCTCGGGCTTTATGAGGGGGGCTGGTTCAATGTTTCAAGTCCCGCTTAACAGTCGACGCCCGAGCAGCCAGAAAGCCACGCTGGCCAATGCCCTGAGCATGATCGAAGGGCACCACCGCTTCCTGCAACGCAACACCGGCGACACCCTAGACGCCACGGTTCAGCACTACGTGCAGAACACTCAGGGCGTGCTGGCGAACAACCGGCATTTCATCGCGCATTCGCAAATGGAGTACCAGCCCAACGGCGACGGCACCACCGAAGGCCAGGCGTTGCAGATCCTCGGCTATGCGCATGCCTACCTGGCGACGCGGGACCCGCGTTACCTGGAGGCGGCCGTGTGGTATTGGGAAGCCTACGAGGCGTATTTTTACGTGGGCCAGCCGATCCCGGAGACGCCGCAGCGGCGGATTGCCAACTGGATTGTCAATTCCAAGGAGCCGGTGCTGGCCAACTGGCCGATCAACGCCGCCGAGCCCACGCACAGCGGCTTCAAGGGCGTGCAATTCACTTTCAGCAACGGCGCGCTGGCGATTCCGCACGGCGCGCCGCACTGGGGCGAGTACCTGGACAAGGCCACGTTTGCCTTTGACGGGGCGCTGGCCTGGGATGCGATCAACGCAACCGTCAAGGGCGTGAAGGCGGACGGCTCGACCGATTGGGATCAGGCCGGCGTGCAATATGACGTCGACTGGATCATTGCCTGGACCGGGCAAAAGATTAACTGGGATGGCGACGTGTTGTCGGAGGGCCATCCGCTGGCCGAGCGTGGCCAGGTCCAGCTGAAAAACACCGGCCTCAACGGCGTGCACAAGTTCAACTATGCGACCCGGCAGCCGGTCGAGCACGGCGGCTACCTGATCCCGCGTAACGCGGTGCAACACAATCGGCCGCTGCATGTGCCGCTGCTGGGCAGCGTCAATCAGATGGGCAACGCGGCGGACGGTGAAGAGTGGTACATGGACGCCTGTTACCTGCTGTGGCGGATCACCGGCGAAAGTCGCTACAAGAAGGCCATGGACGCGTGCCGCTTCACCGCGCACGAGTACACACAAATCGACTCGACCGACCGCTTTTTTCGGCAGAGCACGACGGCGGGCACGCCGTTTACCGATGGCATTTCCTATGAGTTCACTTACCCGGAAACGGTCACGCCGGTGCTGGGTCGCGACTCGCTGGGCTACATCACGATGCAGACTGACGCGGCCGCCCAGGTGTCGATCGAGCAGCAATCGGTGTGGTTTCGCATTACCCCGGCGTCGCTGGTGCGCACCTGTTACGGCGGCGTCGACATCAACAACGGCCCGCTGACGGCCAAGGTGGAATTGACCATTTCTCAGGACAAGGCCGAAGGCAGTGGCATCAAGTACGGCTGTGCGCTGCCCAAGTCGGTGTCCAGCGTCGAGCTGGTGACGCACGACATACCGCTGTCGCAGTTCAATCGCCTGACCAAGGACGACGGCAGCGAGTACATCATGGCCGACCTGCGCGCCGTGTCGAGTTCGGACGATATCGTTTCGGTGGAGAGTTACGAACCGGCGATTTTTGAAGGGCGCGCCGGCACGGTGGTGAAATCGTTTTTCCCGGATGATTCGGGATGGTACGAAATCGGGCATTACCTGCTGGCCAGCGAAAAGGCGCCGATGCAGAGCATCACCTATCGGGCGGACGGCTATTTCAATCTGCGCCTTGCCGATGACAACAAATGGCGCTGGTGGTGGATGTTGCCGCCGACCGGGGGCCAGTTTGTCACCCTGCCGATCCTGCCGGGGGGTGGCAAGTTGTCGAGTTATCAGCCGGACAAGAAAGGCCGACCCAACCCTTCGGCGCCGGTGTTCTCGCAAATCGCCGGGTTTAGCATTCTGATGGACGATTCAGATACGAACCTGACGTTTGAATATTACTGCGTCAACGACCTGCCGCCGACCTTCGCCGAGGAAGACGGTTACACCCTGAAATATCGGTTGACGGTCAGCGGCCAGGCGAAGTTTCGGGCGCTGGTGGGTGATTGCACGATTCGCGATTACCGCAACGATTCATTGGCCTATTGCCCCGGGGTGATCCCGTTTTCCAACATCTACTCGGAGGGCGCCGACCAGATCGGCGCGTGGCACGGCATGCCCTACCCGGGCTATCAGTACCCGTTTATTTACTGCATCGATCCGCTGGACCAGTACGTCAACGAACTGAAGCACATGGTCGATTTTCTCTACGACTCGCAGCAGTGGTATCAGCAGCGGTTCGGCCAGCTCGGTCCGGGCGCCTCGGCCTACGTGTGGAACCGCTGGGATAACTTCAAGTACGGCGACCCGGACACCTGGACCATGCACCACTGGGGCGACGGTACGGCCTGGAGCGGCTACCAGTCCCGGGCCTTTTTCGGTGCTTGTCGCGCCTGGTATGAGCTGGCGCAGCAGGGCAAGCCGGTGCCGCCCAAGCTGATCGCCTACGCGGAAAACTGGATCACCTGGTTGATTCAGTTTGTGAAGGCGCACAACGGGGTATTGCCCACGGATTTTCCCATGGCCAGCGTGCCGCAGCCGGTGCCGGACGACTTCACCGGGCACATGACCGGCCTGTGGCTGGCTGGGGCCTGTATGGCGGGTTTGGCGGGCAGTCAGGTGGCTGAGCTGGATGTGCTGATCGAGGCCTGCGTCAGCGAGCTACAGCAGCACTACGTGGTCACCCCCGTGCCGGGCCAAGCCATGAACGGCAGTTGGTCGCCGGGGGTTCGCCTGGGCACCGATAACGGCATGTTCTTCGGCTTTTGGGCCGGGGAAATCCTGCGCGGCCTAAGCCTTTACATTCAGTACCGCACCCACGGGCCCGGGGCGAACATCTACGGCGCGCCGCTTCCGGCGTAGCCATTCAAGGCCCCGCCGGTAAGGCGGGGCGCAGACTTCAACACAAGGCGCAGGTATGGCAGAGCAGGATATTATTTATATCGCGATGCTGACGGAGGTAGGCGCGGCGCAGTTGGCCAAGTCCATTGCCAACGGCACACCGTGGAAAATTCCCAAGATGGCGGTCGGGGATGGCAACGGGGTCACGCCGCTACCGTCGAAATTGCAAAAGAAGCTGATCGGCGAAAAATACCGTTTCAATTTGAACCGGCTCACGGCGCAGAGCGAAAAGTCGGCGATCGTCGCCGAGGGTATTCTGTTGCCGGAAATGGGCGGCTGGTGGGTGCGCGAGGTCGGCCTGTACGACGACGCCGGGCTACTGATCGCCGTGGCCAGCTACCCGGCCACCTACAAGCCGGTACGCGAGCAGGGCAGCGGCCGCACCCAGGTGATCCGCCTGGTGATCCAGGTCAGCAGCACGGCCACCGTGCAAATCATCAACGACCCGAACACGGTCACGGCGACCCTCGGCGTGGTCCGGGAGGCGATCGACCAGGGCGAAGCGGCCAGCGCGCGCAAGCTGAAGACGCCGCGCGCCATCGCGCTCACGGGCGACGCCACGGGGCAAGGCCA